AACGCATCTCGAGGAATTTCTGCACCATCTAGCATTCATCTTGATGAGTTAAGAGAATATAAAGATGAGGATGCTTGGTCATCAATGCGATACACAATGATGGCTTCAAAAAATCCGCAAGTATGGATTTATTCAAACGCCGGAGATCAACATTCAGTTATCCTAAACAAACTTAGGGAACGCGCTATCGCAGCCAGCGTGAACCCCTCCGATACGATCGGTTGGTTTGAGTGGAGTGCCGAGCCAGATGCACCGATTACCCTTCCGTCGGGTGAGATCAATTGGCCAGCCTTTGCTCAAGCCAACCCTTCGCTTGGTATAACAATTCATCCAGATAACATTAAAGCTGTTATTAATGATCCACCTGATATTGTGCGAACAGAAGTTTTATGTCAATGGGTAGATACAATCAATTCTGCAATCGATGCCCAAAAATGGGAATTGTGTAAAACTGACCCAATACCATTAGATCCTGACAAAGAAACTTGGTTTGGTTTAGATTTAAGTCCAGATCGTAAATTTGGTGCTTTAGTGGCAACTCAAAAACTACCGGGAGAAAGATTTAATTTAGTTTTACTCCATACATGGTCAAATGATTATTCAATCAATGATTTAGCGGTTGCAAACGATATTGCACCTTATGTAAGAAAATATAATGTTCAGACTGTCGCTTATTCCAAAAGGACTGCACAAGCCGTCGCAAGCCGGCTAGTTCCTGCTGGAATTCCCATTACAGACATGGATGGGGCGATATATGCTGAATCGTGTGATCGATGGTTAGGCGCAATTAATTCCCATCGGTTACAGCACGGGGGTCAAGACGAACTGACCCAACAAACACTTTCCGCTGCGAAGCTGCCCTATGGGGATGGGTCATGGATCATCGGAAGGCGTGCAAGTAGAGTGGCAGTTTGTGCAGCTGTCGCATCTGCTTTAGCTTCATATTTTGCAACACAGGTAGAAAGTGAAGTTGACATTCAAATAGCATAATATATTGACTTTATGGTATATTATATGCTAATGGGATTATTCGATAGATTTCTTACAAATCAAACACCAGCAATCCAAACAGATGTTGCTGCCGGTAATGTTCCTTACAATGTTCAACAATCTGCTGCTTCATTATTTTACGGAGCTGCAACTGCTACTCGCGAACAAGCAATGTCAGTTCCATCATTAGCAAGAGCAAGAAATATCATTTGCTCAACAATTGGATCATTACCTTTAGAAACTTACAATCATTTTACTAAAGAGCATTTACGACCACAGCGCGTAATTATGCAACCAGATCCAAGAATTGCTGGATCAGCAATCTATGCTTGGTTAGCGGAGGATTTACTTTTCACAGGAAACGCTTATGGAATTATTTTAGATCAGTATTCAAGTTCAGATGGTGCTCGCATTCGTTCATGGACAAGAGTCGCGCCAAATAGAGTTTCATATACATTAAATTCAAATTCAACAGAAATCACTGCCTACCAAATTGATGGACTTGATATTCCTGTGAGTGGTGTAGGTTCGATCATAGTTTTCTCAGGTTTGGATGAAGGTGTATTAAATAGAGCAGGTCGCACAATTAGAGCTGCATTAGAATTAGAAAAAGCAGCAGAGTTATATGCAAAAGAGCCAGTTCCCACAATGGTATTAAAATCAAATGGAACAAACCTAACTCCAGAGCGTATTACAAAATTGTTAGAGTCATGGAAAACAGCAAGATCAACTAGAGCAACTGCATTCTTAAATGCTGATGTTGAATTAACTGCATTAGGATTTGATCCTGCTAAATTACAATTAAATGAAGCCAGAATGTATGTTAGTTTGGAATTAGCAAGAGCCGTAGGCATTCCTGCCAGTTTTGTGTCTGCTGAAACTACTAGCATGACATACAGCACTACTGTTATGGAAAGAAAAGCTCTTATTGATTTTAGCTTGAGAAATATCATAACACCCTTGGAACAAAGACTTTCCGCTGCCGATTTTGTGCCAAATGGCGTTGAAGTTCGATTTGATATTGATGACTTTTTGCGTGGCTCAGCATTAGAGCGTGCGCAAGTTTATGAAATACTAAACAGAATCGGCGCGATGAGCGTTGAGCAAATCCAAGAGGAGGAGGACTTAATCCGATGAAGATTAATTTCCCAGTAACACTAACCGCAGCCGATAATCGTAAGCGCACAATCTCAGGAACAATTGTAACTTGGGGCGAGCGCGGAAATACATCTGCCGGAGCAACAGTATTTGAAAAAGGGTCAATTGATTTTTCAAAGCCAGTCAAATTATTACTTGAGCACGATCGCACACGACCAATTGGTAAATTAATGGATATTACAGCTGATGATGCTGGTATCGAAGCAACATTCAAAATCGCTGGAACTATTGCTGGCGATGACTCATTACTTGAGGCAGCCGAAGGCCTACGCGATGGATTTAGCGTTGGAGTTATGGTTGATGATTGGGAAAACAAAAATGGCGTTATGTCAATAAGTGCAGCCAAGTTAATCGAGGTTAGTTTAGTAACTGATCCTGCAATTGACAGCGCAAGAGTTGCCGATGTCGCAGCAACAGAAACACCAACAGAGAATTCCGAAGCAACCGCTGAGGAAACAACAACACAGGAGGAAAAAGTGTCTGATATAACATCAGAAGCTCCTATCGCCACCGAAGCGGTAGAAGCTGCAAAATCAGAGCCTGTGGCATTAACAGCAACTCAACCAGTTGCTTACACAAAGCCACGCTCACCAATTAATTCAAAGGCAACATACCTAGAGCACTCAATTCGTGCAGCACTAGGATCAGATGAGAGCCGTCAGTTCGTTGCGTTTGCAGATAACACAACAGACAACGCTGGCTTTATTCCAACACCACAAAGCACAACTCTAATCAACGGAGTTTCAAACGCTGACAGAGGATTTATTGATGCGCTATCAAAAGAAACATTACCTGCATCAGGAATGACTTTTGAACTACCTCGCATTAACACAGCACCAACTGTTGCATTGACAAATGAGGAAGGCACACCATCAGAAACTGATCAAGCAACCGCGTTCATTTCAGTGGATGTTAAAAAGTTCAGTGGCCAACAGACCATATCTTTAGAGCTAATTGACCGCAGTTCTCCATTATTCTTTACTGAGTTAGTTCGCCAGATGGAATTTGCTTACGCAAAAGCAACTGATGCTTATGCAGTATCACGCGCATCTGCAACTGCAACCGCTGCAACAGCTAAGGCTGGCGCAACTGCTGCTAACTACTTAGCATTTTTCGCAAATGCTGCAAAGAATGTTTACACAGGATCTCTAGGATTTGCTAGAAATGTTGCTGTATCACCAGATGTATGGGCAGAGATCATGGGCTTAAACGATGCTGGTCGCCCAATCTACATTGCTTCAAATCCGATGAATGCTGCTGGAGCACTTTCTCCATCATCAACTCGCGGAAATGTTGCAGGACTTGATCTATATGTTTCTCGCTCACTTTCAGGAACAGGCGATGGATCAATCTATGTAATCAACCCAGATGCTCTAACATTCTATGAGAGCCCACGCTTATCACTACAAACTAACCTAATTTCAACTGGTCAAATCCAAGTTGGATACTATGGTTATGCAGCCGTTGCACCTAAGTTGCCAGGTGGATACACCAGCAACGACAACGCTTAATAGCAATTAACTGAGTGCCTGTGGTTGCTCCCGATCACAGGCATCCATTAAGGGAGAGTAGAGAGGAAGGTATTTCATGCCTAGCATTATTTCGGCCACCGAGTTAAGAGCCGTGCTTGGGGTATCTTCCGCTCTCTACAATGACACTTATCTAAATGGCATAATAGATACAAGTGAAAACACAATTTTGCCAATGTTGGTTACATTCAAAAGCCCAATTCAAAAAGTTTCGCTGACTGACAATGTCGCCACTTTTACTACACTAGGAATTCATGAATTTACCGAAGGACAATCAGTTGTCATTACAGGATGCGGAACTCCATACAATGGAACAAGAACAATACTTGACGACAATCTTGGCGCATATACCTTCTCGGCTGCAATCACAAATGCCGATGTCGTCGAAGCAAATGTTATTCCATCTGGAGTCGCGACTTTATCTGGAGCATCAACTTATGTTGGAAACGAATCTGTTCGATCAGCAGTTTTCGTTGTTTCCGTTGAAGTCTTTCAATCAAGAGTCGCAGCCGGCGGACAAATAGAGGGTGTCGATTTCACCAGTACGCCATTCCGTATCGGGAGATCGCTTTTCAATAGAGTCGTTGGGATATTAGGCCCATACATGGATGTTGAAAGCATGTGTCAATAAATGCCAGCATCAACAATTCTTTCAGCTGTTAGACAACCACTTGCCACAGCTTTAGCCGGTGTTGCAGGAAATGTTTATAGCTTCGTTCCTGAGTCCGTGATCCCACCAGCAGTCGTCTGCGTTCCATCGAGTCCGTACCTTGAAATTGAAACAATTGGTAAAACAACACTTCGTTGCAGAGTTAATTTAACAATCACAGCTGCGGTTGCTTACAATAGCAATCCAGCATCACTCGATAACATCGAGCAGTTAGTCATGAGCATTCTGGCAGTTATCCCTAATGGATATGTTGTCGGATCGGTCGAAAGACCAACAGTTACACAGGTTGGAGCATCAAATTTATTGATCTCCGATATAAATGTATCAACCTATTACACACAAACAAACTAAGGAGTCCAAGTGTCTACCACAGTAATCACGGGCAGAGATGTTACCTTCACTATCGGTGGTAACACTTTTGATGCTCAAGCAACAAGTGCAACATTAGTTGGCGAAGTAAATCGTCAAACCTACGAAACATTAGATGGCAAAGCTTACAAAGTCATCGATAACAATTTCACATTCAATGTTGAAATGTTAGCCGATTGGGGCGCAACTGGATCACTATGCGAGATCCTATGGGGCGTTACTGAGTCAGCACCAAACACAGGAATTAGCACAGTAATGACAACTGCAACTGGAGCAACATTTACTTTCCAAGTGCTACCATCATGGCCATCAGCTGGTGGAACTGCACCAGATGCACAAACAGTTTCTCTAGCACTTCAAGTAATTGGCGTGCCAGCAGAATCATTTAGCTAAGAAATAGAAACGGGAGCAAAAAATGAAGTTACCAATTACAATTGAATATAGCTCAGGCGAGCAAGCAACTTATGTAGCCCAACCGCCTGAGTGGCAAAAGTGGGAACAAAAAACTGGAAACATTATTGGTCAGGCTCAAGACAAGATGGGCATTTCTGATTTAATGTTTTTGGCATACCATGCACACAAAAGAGAAGCTGCTGGTAAAGCAGTCAAACCTTATGAAGCTTGGTGTGAAACAGTAACCGATGTGCAAGTCGGTGATGCAAACCCAAAAGCCACAGAGAAGGAAGCCTAAGTCGATTATTGGTTCAGTTGGCAATAGCCACACAGATCCCAATGAGTGAATGGGTTGATGCAGACGACATATACACCGCGATAGAGATTTTGGAGCAAAAAAATGGCAGTTAGCACCACACCATCAATTGCTTACGATCAACGCGAATTAAATAAAATTGCTAGAGTTTTAAGAACTATGAGCGAGGAAGCAATCGCTGACACCAAGCGTAAAGTGCAAGAATTGGCTGACAGAGAATTGCAAGAGATTAGGCGTATTGCAGCATCTCGTGGCGTGCAAGCACAAAGAGTTGCCGAAGGCGGTAAAGTAAAAAAATCATCTTTACTTGGTGAGATCCAATTTGGTTTTGCAAGTCAAAAGTTTTCTGGTGGAGCAACAACACAGTTTAATAGTCGCAGCGATGCTAAAGGTAATCGTAAAGGAATTGGTGCAGCTATTGAATTTGGATCTGGTAGATACCCACAATTTCCAAGATGGTCAGGGCCAATGCCTAAAGGGCCAGGATCTAGAGGTTGGTTTATCTATCCAACAATCAGACATTTGCAACCAACTATAATTAAAGAGTTTGAGGAAATCATTTTGACTGCGAGAAAAGAGTGGGCAGATGGCAAGTAGAACCTTAACCCTCGCGTTAGCTGCTGATATTGATAATCTTAAAAAAGGATTAAGCGATGCAGAAAAGTCAGTTAAAAACTCTCAAGATACTATTTCAGATTTTGGTAAAAAGGCTGCGTTAGCATTTGCTGCTGCTGGAGCTGCTGCTGGAGCATTTGCAATATCAGCTGTCAAAGCTGCTGCTGAGGATGAGAAATCAAGAAAAGCATTAGAACAAACAATCAGGGCTAACACTCGCGCAACTGATGAGCAGATTAAATCGATTGATACCTACATCACCAAACAATCTATAGCGACTGCAACTACGGATGATGTTTTAAGACCTGCCCTATCTCGCTTGATTAGATCGACACAGGATGTTACTAAAGCCCAAGAATTATTAAGCCTTGCTCAAGAGATTAGCGTTGCCACAGGTAAGCCATTAGAAACTGTTGCCAATGCGCTTAGCAAAAGCTTTGATGGACAAAATACAGCACTTGGAAAACTTGGTTTGGGTATAGATGCTGCAACTCTTAAAAACAAATCTCATGATCAAATTATGCAAGAACTTAAGGGAACTTACAAAGGATTTATTGACAATGAAGCAACCAATGCTGAGTTTAAGTTTAGACAATTAACGATTGCTTTAGATGAAAGTAAAGAAAAGATAGGCGAAGCACTATTGCCTATATTTGTAAAGTTTGCTGATTATTTATTGCGAACTGTTGTTCCCAATGTTCAAGCATTCGTTGCTGCATTAACTGGAGATAATTCTGTTACATCTGGAATCACAAAAGCAACCGAAGGCGCATTTAAGTTTGGTGAACAGATCAGATCAACTATAGGTTTTGTTGTAAGCATTAAAGATGAGTTGTTTGCATTAGGTGCAATTATTACTGGCGTGTTTGTTGTTAATAAAGTTATTGCATTTGCTACTGCAATTGGAACTTTAATCACAGCTATGAAAACATTACGAACAGCAGCAGCCGGAGCAGGTGTTGCAACTGCATTTGCTACTGGTGGAGCATCTGTTGGAACAGCAGCAGCAGCCTTAGCAGCTGTGGCAGTTACTTATGGTTTATCTAAATTTGCAGCTGGTGGAGATGATGAAGGTGATGCTGGATTTGGTGGCGGTGGATTTGGTCAATTAAGTAGTTTAGGTTCTGCCGTAGGTGGAGCAACTGGTGGCGGTGCTGGTGGATTTGGTGGCGGTGCATCCGGCGGTGGTGGAGCTGGTGGCGGTGGAGCAATTGGTGGCGCAGCAGGTGCAACAAGCTTAAAGGATTTAGCAGATAAATTAGTCAGAGTCCAAGATCAATTTGCAGATCTGACATTCCAAGTTGCCACAGGTGGAATATCCAAGTCAGCTGCTCAAAAGCAATTTGATGTGCTTCAAGCACAATTTAGAGTATTGGAAAAGCAAGGTGAAACTCTTGCTAAGAATCCAACTATTATAAACAACATTTCAATTAGCACTCCTGACCCAGAGGGCTCTGCTAGAGCTACTGCAAAAGTAATAAATGAAAGCGCAGCCCGATCA